GGCCAGAGTAATCAGGTGCATTGTCATTGCCCTTCTTATCATTCTCAAAGAACACGCCTACCTTTTGGTAAACCTCTATGATTTTCATACCATTTTTTGTTTCATCTGCAACCAGTACAACCTTGCGGTCATTACCTTCTAAGTTAATCTTGCCTTGCAAGATCATCTTCATAGTATCGAAGGGTTTAAAGGCTGCGCCTGAGTTAGTGTTGTCGTATTGTGTCATGCTTCTGACTCCTATTTTACCAGCTACTGCCAGCTTGTTTATCGCCGCTATCTGCGGCATACTTATTACCATCCATCTTCCCAAGGAAGACATCGGCGTTACACCCTACATGTGATAGGGCTTTAGTGAGGCCATCAGTGATAGCCATCTTCGGAGCGTCCTCAGCCATACGACCTTTGGCGCTATCAAAGAACTTACGACACCCAGTAAAGGGGCCGAATGTATTTGCTTGTGATCCATGCCATACACTGACATGCGCTACTACAGCTTTGTCACCATTAGATATTTCCACAAATTCTGTTGTGTTGTGCCAGCCCCAACCCTCACCGACTGGGCCGAATTGCTTAGTCATCATGTGTACCTGATACTGTGGATCAATAGATGTGAAGCTACGTGATCCGAAGCTTACCTTCTTTAGATACTTAGGATCAGATGTTGCTAGATTGTCCCATATTTTTAAGTTGCTCATTTTATTTCTTCCTCTTGCTGATGCGTAACGATCCTCGTTTGTCACGCCTTATTGTTATGTCGTCTGAATAAACCTCACGTTCATTGTCCGCGACCATTGCCTTCAAGTCTTTCTTTGCACTGTCAAATGATTTAGCTGCTGACTCATTATCAATGTAGTCCTGCGTAATCGAAGTGAAGTGGTTGTCCATGCTTGCGTCACGCTTAACCATATCGTCTATCAATACTTGATTGATTGGTGATGCGATGGGCTGGTCGTGACCAATAGGCTCGTCATCGCTTTCGACATGGCCCCAGAAATCTGAACAAGCATCAAGCATGACAGCTAAGTAGGAGCTGTTTGCCTGTATGTATGTGCTTTCCCATCTGTTGTTGCCAAAGATAACTGACATGTATGCACCATCAGTACCAGCTAACCAGCAGTATAGCTGCACTTGTGCCATGTAATACTCTGCTACATTGTGAATAGTATTGTGAGCATAGGTATGCTTGGCTTCAAGGATGGCATTGCTTCCATCAATGCGTCCATCAATCGTACCCTTGTATGGTACTCCATGTGCTGAGCGTTTGAACTCACACTGCTGAGCAGTTACTCGTTTATCATATTCTTTTTCAAACCATTCGATGTTAAAGTCTTCGGTAAGCACACCCATCTGCACGGCTAGGTTGTTAGATAAATCTTCTGACTCAACACGACCTGTTTTAATTTCCCACAGGTTATACCAATTGCCATTCATAATTTTGACAGCATCACTGCCACCTATAAATCCTTTACGTTCCATATTTATTCTCCTCTTTCAGTTAGTTATATACTGCAACTACGCAGTAGGATCAATGTATTTATTGAAGTCTGATTCTTGAAGGTCTGTCTCTGCAAGTAATTGCTCACGATAAGGACAGTCTTCTGCTAACAACCAGTCTGGTATGTCGTGACCATTCTTAATACGCTTGACCATACTCGCCTGATTGCTGACCATTGCAACAGGCTGGTCGCTAGCTATTAATGTATTGCGAGCGTATTCATCGACAGCTTTCTTAGTAGATTCGATGAAGGTCTTGATAGTAGGCCATGACCTTGACGCTTGGTAAGCTCTGACATGAACATCTGTTTTCTCTAGCACTGCATTGATGTCATTAGGGTTAAAGTTTGAGGGTATGTAGCTGTTAATATCATTGACAATTAAGTTAAGCTCGTCACCTAATGTCTCACGATCCATGCTGGCTGGTGGTGAGTAGCGTTTTAAGACACGCTGCAGCCACGAACCGATAGAAATTGTACGCTCGTTAAGGGTCATGTGTTACTCCTTCTGTATGGCTAATTTATTTTGAGGCATATCCATTAGTATATCCTGTAAGAAATCTGTATTGTTCTTGGGCTGTGGTGCTATGTGATCTAGCTCGTCTTCCCATCGCTCGCCGTTAAGCCATGTCGTTGGGTGAGGAATGAACTGTCTGTCTTTACCTTGCATTGCATTAGAAAAATTTGCAGCTGCTATAAGTATAGCACGTGGATCAGCTATCTTACATGCCTTCTCGTACGCCTTGCGAGCATGACCCTTAGCTATCTTGCGTGGGTATACTAACCAGAAGTCTTCGAAGGGTGGTGTCTGTGTGACACCCGAAGTAGTATTACTATTAGTATATATATCTATTACATTAGATATTACTTGGGGTGTCTGTGTGACACTGGTGTCTGTCATGTCTGTCTCCTTTAGGTGAACGAATTGATATACACTAGCAACGCCTAGCCAGCCTGACTTGCGAGTCAGATAGTTATTATCTACACACCAATTGATAGCGCGTATGACTGTGCTTCTGCTGAGTTCTGTTTTTTTTACGAGAGTTGGTATGCTTGGATAGCACATACCATCTAAGTTTGTGTAACTAGCAAGCACAATCATTAAGTATTTTGCATTTGAATTGTTTACTTGCCAAGTTATTATATCTCGTAGTAGTATGTCCGCATACATTTGGTTCCTTCCTGTTCCAATTGTTTCTCTTCTGAGTTACTTCCAGCGTGGACTGCTCGTCATGCTGGAAGTTTTATTTTTCTGTACTCCGCTATTCTCTTGCCGTTATCTAATGTAACCATTTCTTTATGAAAAGGATAGCCTGATTCTTTAAGCTCATACATTCTTGACGCTAATCTAAAGCAGCCATACAGATTTAATGCTTCATATGCTGTGATTGAATAGCCTTTGTTAAGATGTTGTTCTATTTGTTTAGTCTGATTCATCTTTCTTTACTCCTAGTAAATGTTCAAACAATTCTGCTGGCATTATTACCAGAGATTGTGGATCGCCATGCCTACGTTTATACATGGCAAGGTCACGCCCCTCTAATACTGTGAAGGGACTGGGGAAATTTGATTTGTCTCGGTACTTAACTTCTGTTACCAGCTTTCGTCCGCCCAATGTGATGTGGATGTCACCACTCCACTCACCTCCGAGCGCACCTGAGAGGGGGACGCGGTAGTTTTCGATACCAATTTTGTCGAGCCATTCGCAGAATCTTTTTTCATGGTAGATTCCTTTAGACTTATTTTTGTTTGCCATCTTTCCTCCTCATAGCAGCTAAGACATATGGTGTGGTACATAGCTGGCTTGATTGACGCCATGATTTGAACGAACATATCAGTGCGTTGACCACAAGCATCACACTTAAATGTGTTCTTGTTTAATATCTTTCGTGCAGATTTCGAACGTACAGCCAAGAGCATCCAACCAACAAGCGAGCATGAAACCAGATGGGACACGCTTGTGTTGTTCCCATTTGTGTATCAATGATGGCGTACAACCTATATCAAATGCAAGCTTTTCTTGTGACAAACCTATTTGATTTCGTCTATCAATCAGCTGCGTTATCATATCGTTGTATGTTATGTTCATTTTTTTAGTTTAAGTTTTCGCTTGTCCTTTGATGTTGAGTATGCACCTTCCATCAATTCCATTACTCGGTATACCTTAGCTGCAGTTTCATAACGCAGCTCAGTTGTTCCATTTAATGTGCGATAGTATGTAGATGTAGGAAGTCCAGCCTTAACAAAGACTAAGTGCAAAGGTATGTTCAAACCTTTATGTTTTTCCTGTATCAAATGCCAGTAACTGTTCATCATGCTGCGCTTATGCAGCAGTCATTCAATCCAGTCAAGGTTGTAGTCATCTACATAACCTGATCCACCGCAATTGGTGCAGTCACTAAAGATTACTTGACAGTATGTGATGTTATCTTTATTGACATACGGCATATTATCATATGTACCTCCGCTGCCATCACAATCTGGGCAAGCACTAAAGGCTATGTTATCTTGATTCTCAAAGAAGTAAGTTTCAATATCTGATTTCATCGTCTAGTTCTCCTATGTTATTGTTATCTTCCCATGCTTTTGTTGCTCGGTCTAGGAATTTATCACGCGCAAATTTAGGATTAGTTTTCTCAAGAGCATCAGCTATATCAATAAGATGTGAGGGCCAAGCAACCATTGGCCCCATTAAATCTGCTATAAATTCATAGTGCTGCCGCGACATCGGCGGTGATTTCTTAACGTACAATTCGTATCTCCTTATCTTCGATCCATTCTATCTTGGACTTTCTATTATACAATGTGATGTTGATTTCTTGACCATCACCTTGTGTTATAACTAAATTTATTACAGCAAAGGTGGGGAATTGCTTGGTGCTTTGATGCACCTTAACTATATCATGTATTGAACAGTCTATCATCGTCTAACCTCCTCGTTTCTTAATTGAAATTCTGCTTTAAGACTGTAACGACCAGCATCATGCGTGTCATTCCATACTCGGCAAAAGTCTATGGCTTCTTGTTCAGTAAGAAACGATTGCGTTTCATTGCAATGTGTATTCTTAAAGAAAAAATTCTTACGACCAGCATGTGGTTCTAAACCATTAGGCCAATCAGGATTCTCCCACCACCATGTGCGGTGAAAGCAATCATATACATCTATATTCATTGACCTTTACCTTCCGTTATAATTGCACCTTCAATCAGTTCGTTTGCTTTTTCTAACGACACCTCTGCCATCTCAACGCGACCAGCATTTAACAACATCACCATAAAGTTAAGGTGAAATTGTATCCTTGTTTTGATTGGCTTCTCTTCATAGTCACTAACGAATGTCTCCTCTTCCTCTGTGATTTTATCTTGTTCAATTCCAATAGTCATATCGTTTACTCTTCCCATTAGGTTAATCCTTCTATGTTAAAATAGTATTTTGAAGTAATGTAATTCGCTTATTGCATACACACACTCTCACCTCACCAGCGTGCAGCCTTGAAGGCAGCTCAAAACAAGAGCAAAGCTAGAGGTGTGAGCATTATACCTAAGCAAGCGATAAGTTCTAAGATATTTAACAATACCTCTTTCTTTCTTTCTTGCTTTTCTTGTCTTGCCTTGCCTTGTCTTGTTACCATGTTGTCCTCCTGAGCATGGGTCAAGAGAGGGGCGCTTGCCCCCCTCTGATTGTTATATACCTAGTGCTTCACACTCTTCTTCTTCTTCTTTGGTCAGCTCCCTATAGGTTGGTGTTCCGTCTCCTACGTCTCCGACGTTAGTGTTGAGAGGTATTGAAGTAAAAGGTTTCTCATACTCTTCAAGATATGCCAGCTGCGTGGCATCAAGTTCGCTTTGCATGAAGTTTACTGTAAACAATTCACCTTTGACCTTAGCTTTAGCAGCTTGGAATTTAGTTTCTCCAATCTCGTCGCCTCCGTTTTGGGTCTTCCATATGGTAGCCCAGCGCTGCGCTTCAGATAGATTCTTTTGCATACGTGGCAACCAGAACTCTAGGAAGCGTATCTCTTGCTCCAACTTCATACGTCTGATGAATGTCATGGGATCAGTTTGCTTCCAACCATCTGCACCTCCATCTAAATTGCTTGTAGCTACATATGTTTCCATTGGGTTGCTGTATAATTCCTGTACTTTTGATACGATTGTATTTTCCATTTTGTATTTCCTCTTTTGAGTTACATTATTTAATATTATCTTATTTATTAACCCATCCACGTCCTCTTAGGCTCGTGATTGTCCAGCCCGCGTAGCGCCGTAGGGCAGGCTGGATAATTGCGTGACTATTAGGTAAGGGATGTTACTTCTTATATATATTATTCTATTATTTCTATCTTCTTTTCTTTTACTACGGCATAAGTATAAAGATTATTGTGATACAGATTGCTGCTCTTATTTAATCCGTCAGCATCAAGCTGCGCTGCTTCTCTTGTTGTGTATCGTGATATATCTTTACACTCTGTGCCGATGCAATTTATTAATGTATACATTTTGATTCCTCATTTCTGTTTGACTACAACCACAAGACCTCCTTGTGGATATGCAACTCATACAAGCACGGAAATAAGTAGCGGTCATTAAGATTAAACGTAGTGACCATTTTTCCTCTTTGAAAAATTGATAATCTTATTACCCATCACGCGCACATAAGCGTAGCGTTGGAGCATGTCGGGTTGAGGGCTGCTTATTTATGTTGCGATAGCGAGGCATTATCCGCACGGGGGTTCGTGTGTGTGTTAGTGATAACAATTGTTTGTTGTGTGACCATGACACAGGAACCTGAGCTTTCGTTGATTACTAAGGAATGGATAACTTTATTCTTCATCAAGTTAGGAATGTATTAGTCATCACCGACAAGCTTAGGAAGTCATGGTCGCGGCAACAGACAATACGTTAGTGTTAGGGGTGGACACTGAGAACAACGCCGCGATCAGGATGGACGCCCTTTAGGGTCGAGACCACTTGGCTCGATTCACGACAGCCTGATAATCGCCCAATAGATGTAGATTGTGCGTTGACACAGGGTATAATAGACGTGCTAGACATGGGGGGAGAGAGGGAGAGGGGGGCTACAGTAAAGGATAACATGAACAATATTGCATTAAGAAAGCTTACACGTAAACAAAGCGCATTTGTTGAAGCGTATGTAGCAAATGGTGGTAACCTAACTAAGGCTAGCCAAGAGGCTGGGTACGCTGAAGGCGACAGCGGAAGAGTGACTGCGCAGAAGAGTATGAAGCTAGCACATGTGCAACAGTACATGATGGAAGTGGTAGCTAAGGAGTTTGGTAAACATGCTCCTGCAGCCGTACACCAGTTGGCAGGGCTCGCTAAGGGCGCTAAGTCTGAGTACGTGCAGCTGGAAGCTAGCAAGGACTTACTGGATCGTGCTGGGTTTAAGCCGATTGATAGGTCACAGGTACAATTGGCAGGGGATATCAAGGTGAGTATAGAACTGGGCTAGGGGGTGGGGGGTCAAAACTTACAACATCACTTATGGTTACTGGTCTCTCACTCACATGATTGTTAAAAAAGGCTCTCACAAAAGAGTTATAAATATTTAATTTAAAAAAGGGTTTTGATAATGAGTAGATTTGGTGATAAGGTTCCTGAGACATTTGATAACAGTGGTGATAACTCTACAGCTAAGAAGGCTTTAAAGAGTAGCGGCTATACAAAGGAGGCTGAGTAATGTGTTTTGGTGGTGGTGGTGGTGGATCGGTATCTGCAAAGACAGAAGAGATTTACGAAAGAGATAAGATTGAGTATGGTGACTTACCTACTTTAGCTGTTGGCGATAAGAAAGAGCGCACGGATCAGGGCGAGAGAATGAGTGATGTTACTAAGCCTAAGAAGAAAGGCGGCATTGATGGTGCGCGTTCTTTGCTGATGCCCTATAGCAAATGAGTACCCCTGCTTGGACACGCAATGAGGGTAAGAATCCTGAAGGTGGCCTTAATGCTAAGGGGCGCGCTAGTTATAAGGGCGGTACTTTAAAGGCTCCAGTTAGGTCTGGGGATAATCCCAGGCGATCTTCTTTCTTGTCTCGCATGGCTGGCAATAAAGGCCCCGAAAGGGATTCTAAGGGGAAACCCACTCGCTTGCTTCTAAGCCTAAAGGCTTGGGGCGCTTCATCAAAAGCTGATGCTAAATCAAAGGCTGCAGCTATTAGTAAAAGGAATAAGAAAAATGCCTAGCAAAATTGAAGAAAAAAAAATGTCAGGGAACGACCCTTCAGCCAAAACATTATTAAAACAAATACAAACCGAGCTAAAGAACACAGTTGGCTATGAGGGGCAGTCAAAGTTTGCAAGCGACTTTACTACAATAAAAGGTAAGCGTGTTGAAAAACTAGTGTCTCCAAGAAAAATTGTCAGCCTTATAGCCGCAGGATTTGATGCAACTAAAAGAAAAGTTAAAGGTGAAGAAAGCAGGAAATCTTTGTTGATAAGAGAGAAAAAAGTAAAACGTCTTGTTAAAGGCTACCGCAACAAATATTCTATGCCTTCAGTTACCTCACTAAATTTTGAACGTACTAATGGTCGTGGCGAAATGATTAAAGAAGAGCTGGAATAATGGCTAAAGGTATTAAACATTACTTTAAGAATGGCAAAGAATATAAGGGTGCTACTCACAAAACCAACGGCAATCTTATGTCTGGCCCGAAGCACACTGCTACCAGCAAGCTTTTAGTTCA